GAATTTATTTCTAAGGACGACCTACCATAATGTCTAACTCATCTGAAAAATACACTAATGGATTTACACAGAAGGAGTTAAACGCAATGGTATTAGAAAAGTTAGATAAGCTAGATGAAAAGCTAGACAGTAAATTAGATAAATCAGATTTCAATAAAGTATTAGGATTAATGGCAACAGTAGCATTTGTTATTGCTGCGTTCATAATGTAGTAAAACAACTTGTTTAAACAAGGAGGATATAGTGTGTAATAACAAGTGTAATTGTAAATCTAAACAAAATGATGAGGGTACTTTTGTTACATTATGCAATTGTAAATATGGTAGCGAAGGTAATATAAAAGTATGAATATTATTACTAGAGATATATGGGGTGCAAAGCCTAATAAAACTCCTTTCTCAAAACTAGGAGAAGTCAAAGGTTTAGTGGTACACTGGTCTGCTTATCCTGTTGCTGTAGGTAATCAAGCAGAGATAGACCAAGTTAGGAAGATACAAGAGCTACATCAGAACGACAGAGGTTGGAATGATATAGCGTACAATTTTTTAGTAGGAGATACAGGTCAGATTTATGAAGGTAGAGGTTGGGGAAACAGAAGTGCTGCACAAGGTGGCAATAGTAGGGAAGAAATTAACTTTAATAACAAGCATTATGTTGCTGTGTGTTGGTTGGGTGGTATCAATCCTACCGACAAACCATCAGCTAAAGCTATTGAAAGTGTTAAGTGGCTCTACCAACAAGTCAAAGGTGAACTAAAACCACACTCTTCGTTTAAACAAACAGCTTGTCCTGGCGATGCCTGGCGACAATGGATTATTGAGTGGGATAAAGTAGATACAGAAGCATTAAAGAAAACAACTAATGTTACTGCTGAAGATTTATCTAATTCAGCAGGTCCTGATATGGTACATCCACAGTTCATTCAAAAAAAATTAGATATAATCATTGCTAAACTAGAAAATATAGAAAACAAATTGAAGTTAGGAAGGATAATACAATGAGTAAAGAATATAAAGAAGTGATAGAAAAATCTCTTTGGACATTTGTTCAAGCATTTCTTGGTGTCTTGACAGTTGGACCATTAGTAGATGTTAATGCTGAACTATGGCAGTTAGCTGCTATGTCAGGTGCATCTGCTGCTATGGTTGTTGTTAAAGAGTTTGCTAAAAAGAAATTAGCAACAACTACACAAAAAATTTCAAAGTAAATACTAGGGTAAATCAATAGTTGTTATAAAATAGGTATATAACATAGAAAGGTGGAATATGCCTACTAATAAACCTAAGAAAACAGCAATACCTGCAGAGAATAGTAACAACTTTTACAAAGCAGGTTGGAAACCTACTGTAGAATTTAGTGAAGAGACCGGTAGAGGTGAGATAACTCATGTTGGTACTGACCCAAACTACAGAAATAATTATGACAGCATCTTAAAAGAATGGGGATTTGACCCAAAGATTTATGAAATAGATGGTGTATTAAAAGTATCTTCTTGGAATGCACAGCTTAAAGGTGGTATCGTTGAAACCTTTTATGCATTTAAAGGTACTATCAGAAGAAAATCTTTATCTCATGACAAGTATTACAAGGAGCTGTTTAAACAAGCAGCTAAGAAGCCACCAATACCAAAGCATAATCTATTCAAGGGCGATACAGCGTATTGTTTTTTCTTATCTGACTGGCAGTTAGGTAAATCTGATTTCGGTGTTGAGAATACAGTCAATAGATTTGATATTGCATTACAAGATGGATTGCAATTGCTAAAGAACTATAGAAAGATGGGTTACCAAATAGATGAAATATATCTAATAGGAATGGGTGACCTTACAGAAAACTGTTCGCAGTCGTTTTACGCCTCAATGCCTAATAATATTGAGCTCAATCTTTTGGAGCAATACAGTTTAGCTAGGGCATTAATGTTCAAAGCAGTAGAACATTTCTTACCACACGCAGATAAGATTGTATTAACTGGTGTGCCAGGTAACCATGGTGAAATGACACGAGCCGGTAAAGGACAGGTATTATCAGATAGATTAGACAACTCAGATACAATGCATATAGAAATAATGCAAGAAATATTTAATGCTAATCCTGAACGCTATAAAAAAGTAAAGGTTATTGTACCTGACAACTATCACTTAGTTATGGATATTAAAGGTAAAACATGTGCGTTTACACATGGCCACATGACAGGGTTTAGCGGTGGTAATCCGGAAGCTAAGATAGAAAGTTGGTGGAAGGGCCAAATGTATGGTTTCTTGCCACCAGGAGAAGCTGAAATTCTAGTGACTGCACATTATCATCACTTTAGAGCAAAGACACAGGGCAATAGACATTGGTTTCAGTGTCCATCTTTAGATAAATCATTAGACTTTACAGCAAGAACCGGGTTATGGTCTCATCCTGCTGTATTAACATTGTTAATCAACGATAGAGGTCCATCATTCCCGGTCCTTGTTTAAACAAATAGAATAAACCTAACGATTGTAGGCTAACTTAGCAATCTCTTCGATTGGTACCAGTATTCCTTTGCTTCTATTGTCATCTCCGCCTCGTACATCACGCTTCTTATCTTTCCAATAAACTTTAGCTAATGTTTTCAGTTCATCAGTCAATACAAAATAACATCCGACACACTGTTCTTTATCATTGACTAGCATCAATGCCCAATAAGTAGAAGTAGTTGCAGATATGCCACTTGCTTCCCAGTTTTCGGGTGTATCTTCTTTGCCATAAGGTAGATAACTGTACTCAACAAAATGATTTTTAGTGTTCTCCCATATATGTCTTTCGGATTTTATTTCAACTTGATAACCAATCATAAAAGTATCAAACAACTTTTCCATTGCTACACCTTTACTGTAATCTCTATCGAACTTTTTATTTTTTTCGTTCATTTTCTATCTCCCATTTTCTTTTGTTATTTAATCCGACCAATAATTGTTGTGCTGTTTGTAGTTGTTTAAACAACTCGCTATCTTCACCTTTACTTTTGGCCCAGGATTTTGTTTGTATGTAATCTAATACTTGTAGCTCAATCATTTGTCCTCCAACATTTACTACTGCTATTCCAATGGTGGTTACCATCGTTGTAATAAAGCCAACTAGCTACTGCTGTACTAACTTTAGGGTTAGTTCTTTTGCTAGTTATCTTTAACTTAGGTGAAAGCCAGGCCCAGGTATTGTCATTGAATTGCCACAATCCGACATCCTTGGTGCCATCGGTATTAGTTCCTACAGCCTTAGGATAACCACTGCTTTCACAATATATAATTAACAAAGCCTCCGGAATATCTTCTTCTTCAAAATGTTCTGAGACTAATGGTTCCCATTGAATTACATGCTCAATTTTTTCTTGATTATTTAAACATGTTATGAATTGTTCTATGCCACTCGGTGTTTCCTGGATGGGTACCAGGCATAGAGGTAGAATGCTAGTTAAGAGGTTGAACATTGTCCTTCCTTTTTCTTTCTGCCATTCTAATAGATACATCTACAAGATAAGCACCGCATTCTGTTCTTTCTTTTTTCATGGAGTTTAAGTCTTTAACCACATCAACATAAACCGCACAAAAATAATTTCCATCGTTGTCATAAAACATGGGCTTGGATGCAGGGCATTTACCCCGCATCCTACAAGTTGTATCGGGCATTGAAGAGACATCAAAATTATGATTAGGATATTTCTTTTGTAATTTTGCCTTTAACTTGTCCACGCTTATATGAATTGGTTTTTCTAAACCCAATGTGAAGGTACTTCCTTGTCACCTTTACCACCAATATAACCGCCCCATCCACAGCCATTATTTTCGGTGTTGTATTGGTTGTTCACTTGACATGTGAAATCCGGTATCTTTTTAATGTTGCTACCATCCGGTGCTTCTGCTTTCTTTTGTCTGTTATCAATAATGTCATCTGATTTGTTACACTTTGGGCATACCTTATGCTCATCTGTTTTATCAATTACAGTACCGAACTCAGCACTAAGACTAGATATTAAGTCATCACCTTCGCTACTTTGGTAGTCCACAAACAAATCCATGAATGCGTCAAAGTCTTGTTCAGTCCACTTTGATACATCAGTTTCTTTGTTGTTTTTCTTCCAGTCACTCCAGGCTTTATCTTTGATTAGCTTACGAAGTTGTTCGTTCTTTTCGTGATGCTGTAACGCACTACGAAGTCTATTCAACATATCGCTTGGGTCCTCATCTAAGAACTTAACTGGTTCTTCTGCTTTTGGTTTAGGTTGTGCTACTGGTTTCGCAACTGTAGTTGTAGTATCTCTATAGTGTTCTTCTTCTGAAGTGTCACCGGTCCACAACTCTAGTCCGATGCCCAGTCTCATGCAACATCTTTTAATACCATCTGATACAGCAAGTTTAAGCAACTCACTCTCAGTAATATTTCTATTAAGTGCATTCATATCAACATCGCCAACTTCTTGTATTGTTTGTTCAGTTGATTTAATATATAAAGTACATTGGGCCCCAATGATACCATTGTCTTTGCCTCTTATTACTTCATAAGTAAAGTCGTATCCTCCTGGTATCACATCTACAAGTCTTTGTGTGTAGATATGATGAGGTACATACTTTCCAAACTTTCCTTTAGGTGCATCTTTAACTACACTATCCGGGAAGTTTTTAGTTAACGCTTTTAGCGTTTTATCATCCATTGTTTTCTCCTTATCTAAATTTTCCTACCCATTTTCTGTAGGCAAGAAAGTTTTTCTTTGCGTTTTTATTGTTCATACAAAACTGCCACCATGTCTCATAGTCACAGTAACTTGTATCCCATCTTTCGTATGGTTTACATTTTGGGTCAAACTTTTTATGGTGTTTGCATGCATAGCCTTTTCCAAAAAAAGTATAAGCAGGGTTTCTTGGTAAAGTTTCCGGCATTAGTCCTCCAATATTTTATATACTCTTGCAAGACTGATGTTTAATATTTCTGCAATCTGCTTGACTTTTACCCCACTGTTTAAACAAGCAGTGATGTAACCTCTACGAACATTTCTTTTTTCTTCTGTCATTTTTTGCAGTCTGTTTATTTCTGCTTGAATTCCACGAAGATTATTTGTTGTAATTAATTGTTCTTGTGTTGTCATAAATCAATCACCTCCGCATCTTCTACATTTGTGCTTACAACTGTACACCCTGGAATGTTATTGATATAACCTCTAAAAAAGTTTTCTCTTTCAACAGCGTTATATAATGAATTGCTATCAATAACAACTTCTATTGATAGAACTTCAACTTTATTCTTCTTCGGTTCCTGGCTCATTTTTCTTTCCTCCTTTTATTAATTGTGTATCCCACGCTTTTGCAAACTCATCTAATAGTTCATTAGCTTTGGTTGCATTAGGCGGTTTAATTCTTCCGAACATTATTTGACTTCCACCACAAGCATTAGCTAATTGGATTGCCCAATTTCTGATGCTATCAACTGATGTGAAATCAAGACCATTGCCTGGCATTATGCCTCCTTATCTGATTGGTGTTATAAAGTTTCTGCTACTGTTTGGTAAAGTTTTACCATAAAGTAATTGGCTCCAGTGTCTTTAAGTTCTCTTACCTTGGATTTAGCTTCGGCTTCATTGTCGAACTCCCACATAAGAACACTGTTGTCAAATATGCTTACACTTTTCACAATGTATTTCATACCCATAGTTTAACCCCTATTGAAAATTAAACAAGTATTGATTGATATTTTACTCATTGTTTAAACACTCTCATACTTTTCCATGATGCGTTTTATCTCTAGCTTTGCACGATTGATTTGTATTTCTAAAGATACAATCTTTTGATTGTCATGTAGCTTTTCCTGCGTATGAAGTAACACTGATACATGTCCTTCATCTCTAGTCCTGGCTATCATTGCATTAATGCCATCAAGTTTTTCCTGTAGTTCTTTGCTTAGCTCTTCCTGCTTAACAATAAGTTCCTCTACATACTTGATGTCTTCTTTTATCTCTAGCAATTTAGGTGTGTAATTTTCTGCCATTATTTACCTACCCATGAATAGCTAACTTTATCTTGTGCTATTGCTTTGATTATTTTTTTGTGTACTAATTTGTTTATTTTATCTTCACTTAATCCATTAGGTATTTCTACTTTAAAGATGTCCATAAAGATAGTTAGTTCTACTTTGTCCTTCATTATTCCTCCATTCTTTTGTAATCGTATGGGCTGTACCCATTCAAGTACCTAAAAGATATATCAAATATCTTTCGTGCATACTTGTAACCTAATTTTTTTATAGAAGTATCTCGCTTGTCTAAGGCTTCTAATACTTCCAATGATTTTTTATTAAACAATTTATATATTGCTTTCATTGTTTACCTCCACTGCTCTAACTTCTAGTCCTTTTTGTAGCTCCAATACAAAACCATTATTGTTTTTTCCAACAACATCAAAGTGTTGTAAAACTGTAGGCTCTTGTAGCTCCTCGGTTGATTGTTTGTTTTGTGCCTGCTCTTTACTATCGTACATAATCCATTTAATGTCCCCATTTCTAAATGTGAGAACATCAAATTTAAAACAAATAGATACTACTTTAGCATCTGATATTTCTTGATAGTCCACAGCATCGGCCACTTCTTTATAGTCCATTGTTTTCTCCTTGTGTTTGTCTTAATTTTTTATCTTCTCTATCTAATTTATACTCGGTGTACAGCAACGAAGATGTCAATATTGTCATCCCGATAAGTACTCCGAATAGAAAACAAATAAGAAGTCCTTGCCAACTTAACATATTTCCTCCTTGTTTAAACAGTGAGTTGACTGGTTACTCGAACCAGTCGTTCTCACCATCACCTTCTACTACTTCAATGAATGTAACTTCTTCATCAACTACTTCACTGTCGTTATCACTAGCGTACCTGTCCATAAAAGAACTTTTGCTTTCTAATGCAACTTGTCTTGCATCATATAGCTCGTTACTTTCCATTGGATATTTGTACCTGTATGTAACTACTTTCGTAACCTTGAATGTTATTTCTTGGCTACTGTGCTCTTGCGTATCTACTTGTTCTACCAAATACTGCTCCTTTACAATGTCGTGAGAATACAAATGCATCCCATCTCTTTACTGCTTCATCACCATTTACATTTCCTATTTCTTCTGCTTTCTCTATAGCTTTTTTAATGCTATCGAATGCACTAGGATGTATCATGATTGTCTTGTTATATTTATCGTTACCTGGGTGTGTCTCAACTTGTAACCAAACACTGAATTCATTCAATGTGTATGTTGAACCATCCTTGATTTCGATTAATGTACTGTTTGGCATTGTGCCTCCTTAATATTTCTGCCTTGTTTAAACAATTAGTCAAGCGGGGAGACAAGGCAATTTCTCCCCGAATGACTTTCCTGTTGGGATTAGTTAATTACTTGGTAATGCGTTACTTCACTAAGTAATTGTATAAGATTATTAAATTCATCTGTCTTTAAATAATCTAACACTGGCTGAAGAGTTGTATCTTCTAACCATGCTCTTCTGAATGGGATGTCAATGATATGTAATTTTTTAAACACCATGTCATCTTTATTTGTTAGGTCATCTTGCTTCCTTCTCGCATTCATTCTGCTTTTGTCAACATAAGTAATAATTGCACCGAAGTATGGCGTACTCTCATCTGTAGTACTGTCATAATTCCATGTAATATTATCGATACCTAACTGTCCTGTACTAGCTTTGCTGATAGTCTGAACATAAATTTCAAGCATCTCCTCGCATCCATAATGGTTGCAATGGTGATTTATTTCCTTGATTTCTAGCTCTGTATCACTCTCGCTTGTTAGTACTGTATCGCTAAAGACTTCACTAAAGAACCTCACTTGAATTTCTTGTCCTTCTCTTAGCTTGGTTATCTTTAATGCCTTTAGATAATTTGTAATTTGTTCAAGGTCTGTCTTGAACTGTTCTGCAACTTGCATTGCATCATCTCTTGAATGGTCGCTCATTCTTCCTCCTTTTTATTTGTGTATCCTAATTTTTGCTCTTCCCATTTAAGAAGAGGTAGTGCATATTCAAAATACTTTTGTAGTACTTCAATATCCACCGATGTTAGAAAGATAGTTTCACCATCTTTAGTATCAACTTCAACTAAAGGTCTGCCACTATCTATTCTTAATGTGTCCAATAATATTGGGCTCATCTTTTGCCTCCTATATTTCTATTGTGTCGTAAATATCCTTGTGATACTTACCATAAAGCTACCTGTTTAAACAAGTAGCTCTAGCTAAGTATTATTTAAAATGGTATTCCATCTTTGTACTCTTCTGCGAATTCTTTTTCAAAGTTTCGCTCCA